ACATGTGTATGTTGTTGTACCAGCCCACCCGTCTGGGAACGAATATCACTGGCATAAACGGCCCCATTGTCGTTACTTATTCCGCCACCGTATCCTGTAAAACCGTTTGAACTTCCTCCACCCGTGGATGTTTCTGCTGATGTTCTTCCACCGCCACCAGCAGTCGTCTTTGCCCCACCGCCGCCACCTGCCATACTCTTTGCTGTCGCTCGGTATGGAAAATTCTTCCACCACAAAGATACTTTTTTAATCGATGAAACATCTGTATCAACTTCAAAAGGTATCCACAAAGGAAATCCTGCTTCGACATTATCCCTGGACGAAAAATTATCGTTGTTCACACTGCCGTATTTATTCACGAGTAGACCACCTGATGAATCCTTTAGCTCGAATCCATTTTCAGTGAGTACGTGTGTGGGCGTGTCAATTGATGTTTGGTTAGCTTTTAACTTTAGATTCCTATTCATATTCAAAAGAATGTTCTGTGCCATGTAGCGTTCCATAGGCTTGTAATCGCCTAACTCGATTGAATTAAATCGTTGCTTGTTTGCATCATAGGAATACTTGATTATTCTTGCTTTGACATAAATATTAAGTTTTGGGATATAAACATAAACCATATGACAAATATCCAATTCATTCATCTTTGCGAGTATGTCTGTAGGATCTCCAAAAGCGACACCATGAACCGATAAACTTAATTCTGCATGAGTGTTTTTTGATAATTCCTCATGAGTGTATTTTGCTAACCCTGTGCCGCCTTGATATGGCATTCTTGTAATCTTACTTAGTTCCACAAAATCAATCTTGAAATTTACCTTTGGTAGATCAATGCCTTTTGCAAATTCTTCCTGTGCTTTCAGCCTCATAATTTCATAAATCATTGGTGTGCTTAATTTCTTTTCTTCTGTGGTAAGTGTTACCTCCAACGGACGTATCACCGGCTGAGCGTAGTTGAGCACATAAGGACTATCAACGTACTCTTCAGGTAAGATTGCTATTGTGTTATCCTCAAGCACCGCGGTTGGATAGAGCCTTGTAACGACGTCCGTTATGTCGATGTTCTGCTCTACTCCAAGTAGGTTCTTTCCCATCCTGATTTCATAACCGATGTCCTTGGGTTCTTTCATGATGTTGATATTCATTCCATTTCGGATCAGATACCCACCAAAATTATTCAAGATGCTATTCTCGGCGCCAATAAGTGCTTCAAGTGGGTTCATCCTCACATAATAAGCGGTTTTTGAGCCTGGAATATCTGATGTGCAAGTAAATGGCGCTGGAATCGCGCTGTGCGCAAAAAGATAATTTACAGAGTTCTGGCAATTGAGGTTCGTAGGTCTGACATCATCCAAAAAATTCCTTTTGAGCTTGTAGCCAGGATAATTCACGGCGTAAGCCTTGTATCCCTTTAGTGTCTTTGTGATTTTTTCAATAACGAATAGTTGTTCACCTCTGGGAGTGGGCGCCTTAATGATTGCTTCTTCCTGGATGTCGGAATTAATGGGAAACTCAAGTGTTAAATCGAATACCCCATTTTCTTCTTCATTCACCTCACAGGAGAGAGTATTTTTCAAAATGTACTGATTATGTGTAAAATCTGATTCTGTGCTCGCAAATAATCTAATCATTTTATAGCTCCCTCCATCTCGGCAAAATATCAATTTCTGTTACGGACCCCGTCCAAGTAATTATGTTAGGTCCCACATCGAATATTGGTAAATCACCAACCATCTTGTAACCTTGGTTCTCATTGTTTTTATATATAGGTGGTATGACATCCGGGTTAATATCCACAAATGTTACAATGCCGGTAAAGGTCATCACTCTGCCATTAATTGTCAGGGTTATGTTTCCAGTGCCCACGATTCTAATTAGTGGTTCTGAATAGATTGTTCCCATATTTACGATGGTTCCAGGTGCGGTCATTACAACCGGGGTATCGCCGGCATCCATGTAGAAAAAGCCGGGATTGATTTTGAATTGAACCTGAAACTCGTCATATCGTCTGGAGAATTTTTCTACATCATACCCGGACACAACATTAGCTTTAAAATATCCGTCCGGATCCTTTGAAGTCCTTAATTCTCCATAACCCACAAGCCATTTATTAATTTCTGCTGTTCTGGCCTTATCCTTCCAGGCAAATTTCATCGGTCTTAGGTATGGCTTGTATTTCCCTGTGTGTTCTGTGGGTTCATCATCTCGATCGGGGATGTTATATTCTACTATTTGTTCTTCTGCTCTTTGCCTTCGTCCGCAAGATATGCAGTGGAGATCTAAATATGTGTTCTTAATTCCATTAAATTCAACTTCGATTTCAAGCAAGACCTCCACCTCCTAGTTTTCTTTGTGTCAAATAAGCTAATTCGTTTGCGACTCGTTCGATATCCATGTCATTGTTGATGATAAATTGAGGATTGTTGATAGTCACTCCACCCGACGGCATTATTCTTCCACCACTATTGGCATATGGATTCTCGCTCTTAGGTACGATCATTTCGCCTTCGTGTACCATGGCCATCATGTCACGCGGAAGGTATCTGGAGCCTACTGCAAATCCACTACCGCCACCGTGAGCACCACCACCATTGGATGTTCCTCCGGTAAAGTTTCCGTCTACGACTGCCTGCAGGTGTTTGATTTCAGCTTCCGTGCCATTCCATTCTGTCAGCCACTCCCATGCTTTTTGGATTGCAGCGGAAACGGCCTCCCAATTCTCAACTAGTATCGCAATACCAAGGACAAGTGCTGCAATTGCAATGATTACCACGCCAATAGGGTTCAATGTCATGACGAGGTTGAATGCCTCCATTGCCAGCGTGACGCCCTTGATTACCTTCAATGCCACAAAGGCCGAAAGCAAGCTGCCTAAAACAAGTTTTAGCGCATCACCGTTTTCGGAAATAAAAGCAATAACATCAGCAATTTTTTGGAATGTGTCCGTCGCCAGTTCTTTGATTTCATCTTTGTTATCGACAACCCAATCCGCCATGTTTTGAAATTCAGGCATTAAATCTTCAACAATTGATACCGTTACGCCACCCAACATTGTTTTTACTTTATCCATTGTGTCGCCCAGCTTGTCACCAGCTTCAACGGTTTCATCTGACATAACGCCACCGAGATCTGAAGCTTCTTTCCTTAATGCCTCCATTCCGTCAGCGCCCTCTGCGAGCAACGGGCCTAAATCGGCATAGGTCTTCCCGAATATGTCGTTTGCTATGCTGTTTCGTTCTGTTTCATCTGTTATTCCGGAAAGTTTTAACAGCACTTGGTTGAAAGCCTCTGCTGAACTTAATTTTTTTATATCTATACCTAATTTTTTGTAAGCCTCTGATTGTGCGTTGGATGTTTCTGTGGATTTTTTCTGAAGCTGTTCAAGTTTGATTCCGGCTTCTCTGGCTTCAAGGCTGTTTTTACCGTGCTTTTTGATTGCTTCGTTTAAGGTTTTTTGTGCCTTTTCCAAATCTATCGCCGCTAATTTCTGCTCTTCCAGTGTCAGGGTAACGCCCTTGGATCCATCCGTCGCATTCGCAAATGCCGTCTGTTGCTTAATCATCATCGCTGTTAATTTTTCTTGTTCAATCCCTGACAACTTTGCGGCGTATGTCCACTTCTGATATTCTTCCGCTGACATTCCAACTTTTTTGGAACTATCTGATATCTCTGATGCGGTATCAACAACACCCTCAACCGCCGCATATGCCTTTTTACCAAGCTCTACGAAAGCACTTGCTAGTGCCTTTACTCCACCGATGATTGCAGCACTTGTGAGATTCGCCTTGATGATATCGCCCATATTCAGAGCGTGGCCACCGGCTTTATCAGCGTTATCTCCAACCTGTTTAATCTCTTTGCCGAGATCATCTGTGGGATTGATTGCGCTTTGCATCGCGTCTTTATTCTGTCCAATTTCGCTGTTCAGTTTATTTAGATCCGCTTCAGCATTGTTTAACTGAATTTGCCAGTCCTTTGTCTTCTTGTCATTTTCGCCGTATTGTGTGGCACTGCTTTCCATCGCCTTTTTCAGTGTATTAACCTTATCGGTCTGCGATTCAAGTTGCTTGTCCAAGACCTTCCCTTTTGCGGTCAATGCTTCCACAGAATTTTTATTGTCTATAAACTCTGAGGACACCTTCTTCATTTCAGAACCAAGAACGGTCATATCGGTTTTTATATTTTTAATCGCTTCTCTGAATTGTTTTTCACCGTCAAGCGAAATGTTAGTGCCTATACCTTTTGCCATTAGTTTTCACCTCCCTATAATGGGATAATATCGTCTATACTCACAGGCTTCGAGACTTCTTCATAGGTTTTTCTCATTGCCGTAAGATACAATTCATTGTCAAAGTTTCGGGTGTAGGCACTCCATAAAAGTGACCATTTTTTTAATGTCATATGCCCCACTTCTTTTTCGGAGTAACCTAACTTCATTTTCCCTATAAATAAATACCAAGCAAAATCAATTATTCCGTCTGATTCTACT